CCATGCGTGCTCGGTTGCGCCCTGCCGATCCCCCTGCGCCAGCAGTGCTTGCACTGCGCGCTTGACCAGCGGGTCGCTGTCGATGAAGACTGCGACCTCCTCGGAGAAGCGTTCGGCGTTCGGGTGTTTCTCCTTCATGTAGGAGTCCACCTGCCGCCAAGCCGCCCTGTCCGCATCACCCGCTGTGTCGCGGGCCGCGAACCTCTCCTCCACCTTCCAGTTGGCCGTCGCCTCGGCGAGTTCGCGGCTCGCCTTGCTCAACAGCTTCGAGGATTCCACGTCGAGAACGCCACCGCTCTCGCTGATGTCCGACAGCACCTTGTCGTACCGTACCTGTGCAGCATCGACGGCCGCCTGCGAAGCGAGCGTCGTCTGAACGGGCTGTGGAGCGACTGCGGCGGGGGCCGCAGCCGGGGGGTTGGCGAAGCGCGCTTCGAGGGAACGGACCTGCTCTGCGAGCCGATCACGCTCCGCGAGGGCGTCCTTCGCCATGTGTGTGAGGTGAACTCCACCCTTGATCGCTTCCTTCACGTCGACGTACTTGCCCGCGATGAGACCCGTCTTGGGGTCCCGCAGGGCTTCGTAGCCGGCGATCAGGTCGTCGAGACTGGGGTTGTCCGCCTTGGTCCTGTCGGTCGCAGCCGCCTTAGCCGCAGCAGGCGCGGGTTGTCCGCCCTGTGCAGGAGTCGCTGGTGTTGCCGCAGTTCCGGGTGCGCCTTCGTTGCCGGGTAGTCCGTCGACGAAAGCATTGATCTCTGCCTGTGATGCCTTCCCCTGTCGGCCGCCGTTGGCAGCGATGGGGATGATGACGTCGGGCACGACAATCGTACGCAACAGATGTTCGTGCAGTGCTGCCTCTTCTCTGGACTGTGCCACGTTGTTCTCCTTGAGGGGTCGTCCCTCAGTTGGAGTTACTTGCCCCGCTTCCGGCGTGTGCCGGCCAGAGGGTTGCGGTCGCCGCCGGACACGTATGTCCCGCCGTGCTCCGCCTCGTTGGCCTTCTCCGAGAGGAAGATGGCCTTCTCCTGCGCGGACCCGTGCTTCACGATGGGGCCGTTCTTGCTGCCGGAGTGTAGCTCGCCGGCCTTGCCTTTCTTGAAGACTTCATTGCTTGGCATGTTACCTGTTCTCCGAGCCGGGCTGGTCACCGGGCTTCGCCTTCTTGGTGACCGCCGACTGGCGCGTCACGAGGGGCATCGGACCGATCATCTTCGACTTCGGTGCCATGCCCGCTGACGTGCGCCGGTTCTCGGCGAGATTGGTGAGGTCGCCCGCGACCATGTTGTAGCCGGATCGCCGGGCCATCTCTGCCATGTCTTCGGTGCTCGACACCTGATGAGCAGCGAAGTTCTGGGCGGGGTTGTTGCGTGCTCGTGCCATCAGTACTCTTCGGGGTCTGCTTCGCCCTCGTTCGGTGTGGACGGCTGATTGATGCCGACCACTGGCTTGACGCCGCCCGCGTTGCGGCGAGCGTCGTAGAGTTGATCGTTGGACATCGACTGGAGCATCGCTTCGTGGATGCGTTCCATCGACGTCTCGTGGATCAGGAGCGAGAAGAACTTCAGGAGTCCCTCGCCGAAGCAGACGCCGCCCGCGAGGAACTCATCGGGATAGCGATCCTGCCGCTCGCGCGAGCGGTCCTTCCACATCGCGTTCATGCTCGCGATGATCGAGAGCATGTAGGGCTTGAAACTGTCGTCGTACGCCGGGCTGTTGAGCACGAACTCGATCTGACCGAGTTGACGCTCATCCAGCCGGCGAAGATCGAACATCTCGCGGAAGTCACCGCGTTGTCCTGCCATGGTCTACTCCTTTCAGGAGTGGTTCAACGCCGTCATCATCATCGCGTTCTTGCCGATGTCAGGCGGGTTGAGCATGGAAGCCGGTGCGCCCATGCCGGCCGGCGCGCCTGTCGGCATGCCGGGTACGGCTGAAGGACCGCCGTTGGCGATCTGGCCTGAAGTCGGGATGCCCGCGAGACCTGCCGGACCACCCGCGCTCTGTGCCAGCGCCGCAAGCTGCGGGTTCTGGGTGAAGATGTCGTTGATCGAGGGGACCTCGAACACGCGGAAGATGCCACGGAAGAAGTTCACCGCGTTGATCTGACCCATCAGCGACTGCCCTAGGGGGCTCGACAGAGCTTGCAGGAGCGACAGCAGGTTCTGCTGCTGCATCTGCTTGCTGAGGCCCATCGTCGCGCCCATCGCCCGCGCTTGGTAGCTCGGGAACAGGTCGTAGCCGCTGAGGATCTCCCTCGACGCCGGGATCGGCATGTTGGTGTCGGGGTCCAACTGCGCGCCGTCCCCGAGGATCATCACCTCGATGGGCGGCTCAAGGAACTGCTTCGAGAGCGCGCTGAACATGTTCGCCAGTGGCTCCAACATGGTCTCTTCATAGATGCGCGACTCCAGCATCAGGCGGGTGCCAGCAGCCTCGCGCCGGCCCACGAACTCGCGGGCGGTCTGGCGGCTGTCGGAACCGAGGCCCATGACGGCGTCGTCGACGAGGCCCGTGCCCATCTGGGCGAACTCGCGGACCTGTGCGATCTTGTTGTCGGCCACGGTGAGGCCCGACATGTCGTGACCCATCGGCATGATCGCCTGCGACGGGTTGCCGTTCAGGCCGATGAAACGGCCGGGGCGGCTGTAGAGGTTGCGCGTGATGAGGCCAGCGCCACGATCGTAGAACCACATCGGGTCGATCATCAGATCGGCCGCGTCGAGGCTCTGGTTCAGGTAGCGGTTTCCGACGATCTGGAGCTTCTCGATGATCTCGGCCTTGCCCGGCGCGTAGAAGTAGTGCGGGTCAGGCGTCGGCGAGAAGGCGAGGAACGGCAGCCGCCCGTGGTTGTACGGGTTCGGCCGGTTCCGCATCACGTAGCGGCGATTGGCAACAGTGACGACGCGGTTCAGGTCGCCGTCAGGCGAAAGCTCCGAGGGCACACGGCCCCAGAACTCAAGGATCTCGATCGGGCGGGCGTACTTGTCCATGTAGCGCGCGGTCTCGTCGTCCATGCCCGTGCGGACTTGGAAGCGACGGATCGAGGTGACGAGTTCGGAGTTGCCGCCACCGATTGCTCCCTCGCGCTCCATACGGGCCACTTCGGACTTGTCGAACGTGCCGATCTCCGCGAGGTAGCGGATGTCGTCGAGGTCGAGGAAGTAGCGGCGGACGACCCACTTCATGTCGCGCAGACGCGAGACGGCCGGCTGCGGGAAGAAGTCGAGGAGGTCGACCATGATGGACTCGGGGCCGTCGAACATGACGACCTTGCCCTTGCGGATGTGGCGAACGACCTTGCCCGAGAGGGGCATGCGGTCGATCTGCTCCATGATCCGGGTCTGCTCGTCGCGCTTCCAGCCCACCTGCATCACGGCCACGCCGTAGAGGCCAGAGGCCACGAGGAGATCCACCTGCTTCAGGAAGGCGCTGTCGTCCTTCATCTGCGCGGCGTTCAGGGCCTCCTGCTTCTGCGCGGTCTTCCGGTCATCCGGGCCATAGCCCATGAAGTTGACGGGAGGATACGAGGAGAGCGAGGCTGCGGCCTTGCGCGCTGCGTCGGCCCACAGGGCGCTGAAGATCAGCGGGATGTGGACGTTGTTCTTGTGTGGGTGGAAGCGGCCAGACCACGAGCCACGCCAGAGGTCGTAGAGCCGGGGCCACTTGGAGCGGATGCCGTTGAACTGCGACTCGGAGTAGCGCAGGCAGTCGATGACCATGTTCGCCATCTGCTGCTTGTAGGCGTAGTCGGACGGCTCGCGCTGAATGGCAAGAGCAGAGATCATGTAGCCCTCTTGAAGTCGGCCGGAAGCGGCAGACGTGTGTATCCGCCGGGTCCGATGAGGCCGTCGGTTTCGACGATCTTCATGAACAGGTCGAAGGTCAGGTGAACGTCGTCACCGCAGTAGCGGAAGAGCTTGCCGAACCGGCCCGTGCGGGCGAGTTCCTTGGCGTTGCCGCCATGCTCGATCTTCCCTCGGCCGAGGTTGCGGCGAGAGATGCGGTCCAGCGTGAGGTCGCCCTTGCCGGTCTTGATGCCGCGCTTGGCGCAGGCACCGGAGAGGGCCTCGAAGATGTCGAAGTGCTTGCGGACGCGCAGGGCCCGACGGGCCAACCCCTCCATGACGGGCAGGTCGAAGCCCACGGAGTTGAAGCCGACGAGGAGGTCGGCCTGCTCGATGTGGCGGGCGCACGCTTCGACCTCATGGTCGTCGTATGCGTAGAGCCACTGATCGCGTGTGTCGTACAGCACGATAGCGGACGCGCCCCCCTTGCCCTGCCGGAGGAGTTCCCACCCGTGCTCCTTGTCCTTGGGGTCGAGGTCCTCAGCCCAGAGGCGGGACTCGATGTCGAACACGATGACGCGCATGGGCGTCCTTTCTGCGAGAGGAATGGAGGGGGCCGGCCGGAGTCACCGAGCGGCTGACGAGGCAGCTTCACGTCGCGCCCGAAGGCGCGGGAGAACCAGCCCACCTCACACTTACTTCAGTGGCTTCGACCCCCACCCTTGGTACCACGACGCTTCGTCGCCAGTACCGGCCGTGAAGCCCGAGGGGAGGAAGAAGTAGTTGTTCATCTGGCCGCTCAACTTGGGCGGCGAGGAACCGTTGTGCTCCCAGTTGCGGGTGCCGGGGACGAGTGCCCCGGCCATCGTGACGCTGGCCGCGCCGGCTTGGTTGTTCGCCGCCATGTCAGCCGACCGTGATGTCGATCGTGTAGGCGATCGTATCGGTAGCGATGACGTGGACGGGAGTGAACACCTCCCGGTACAGCATGTTCGTCATGACGTCGACGTCGAAGAGGGCGACCTCAGCGATGTCCGCTGTGCCACTGGCCGTGATCGTCTTCGTGACGCGGTACTTGACCGAGCCCGAGACGGCGTTGACGCCAACCCACGCCTTGCCCGCGTTCAGATCGACCGCAGCCACGAGGGCGGTGTCGCCCACTGCGGGCGTGGTCGTGCCCGTGCCATGTGCGAGATACTTCGCCACGTTGGCCGTGACCATCGCCGCAGCGATGAGGCCCTTGCCGACCGTGGTGACTACTGCTCCGTTTGCCATGCTAACCTCTGCGCCGGCTCTCGCGGTTCCAGAGCCACAGGCGGATGCGGGCCACGAGGCGTTCGCCCCAGTGACCACCTTTGACGACTCCGATCTTGCGGGTGATGTTCCCGCGTGTCACGGAGATGCTGATGCGTGCTCTGGTCTTCATACGGGTTCCCTCGGTGGAATCCACCCGTCCTCCTCGAAGCCACGGACGCCGTCGTCGAGGTAACCGGAAGCCCGGAGTTCATCGCGCTCGGCCATCATGGTGAGGAGTTCATCGTTCGTCATGGGCTTGCCCATGTTCTTCAGGTCGTCGTCCCACGGGCGACGGACCGTTGTTCCCTCGTCCTGCACGAGGCCGGGGTCCGTGGTAGGCGGTCGCCACAGTTTCGGGGCGAAGCCGTCAGCCGCTGCATCGGCAAGGTCGTCGTGAGACACCGTGTCAACCTTGAGGATCTGGTTGACCATCTTCCGCACGATCGGCGTCACGATGAAGTGAGGGCACTGCACGTAGACGAGCTTGTTTGTCTTCGGGTCGAGCACGGGAGGCGGGCACTTGCACTCACCCCTGTTGAGGAGGATGCGCGCGTAGCCGCCCTGCCAGTGACCGGCCGCCGTACGGATGCGGGACTTCTTGTCCTTGGTACGGTTGAACTGCATGAACTGGTCATCGCCGAAGTTGAAGCCGGCGGTGCGAAGGAGGCCGAGGATACGGTTCTTGTAGACGCCCTCTTTGCCACCCGGCTCGGTCTCGTCCGTGATCGCGCGAATGAAGATGCCGCGACGGCGGAGGTTGACGAGGACGGCAATCAGTTCCTTGTTGAAGTCCTCTTCGCGCCACTCGTTCGAGGCGCGGAGGAGTTCGGTGTCGAGGTAGAGCACGCCGTTGTTACGGGCGTCCTTCAGCCAGACCACGATTACAGAGTCGTCACCGCGCCCGATGTTCTCCTTGTTCTTGAACGCCGTGTCGATGTGGACGGTTGCCCACTCGACCGTCACGTCCCAGATGAAGTCCGGGTAGGAGACGTAGAGCCACGGGATCTGCCCCTCGACGAGCGGAGCGTGCTCCGATGCGCCGGGGTTGTTCTGCTGCTGGCCTGCGAACTCCTCGGCGTTGATGCGCTTGCGTCGCGCGATCTCGGCCACGGTCCACATCTTCGGGTGCGTCGGCAGGCCGGTGGTCTCGTCCTCGGTCTGCCAGAAGAAGACGTGCCAGATGCCTTGGCCGAAGGGCACCTTGTCGAACATCGACATGTGCGGGCAGGGCATGCCGGTCCACGAGGCGACGCCGTCCTCGTGCATGTGGTAGCCCGCGACGTCGTCGTCGAGGTACCGGGTGCATGTGAGGACACGGAGTCCGTTACGGTGGAGCGCGTTGGCCGACGACATGAAGGCTGACTTCTGCCCTCGCAGGTAGGCCGAGCGGTCCTTCTTCAGCTTCTCCTGTTCGAGCGGGTCATCCCAGAAGGACTGGCGCGGGTGGTAGCCCGTCGCGCCGATGCCGGCGGATGAGGCGTCGAACGAGGGCTCGCCGATGTTGCGCGCGCGCCGGTAGGAGTGCTTGATGAATGACTTGGTGCGCTCCTGCGCGCCAGTCACCCAGTCGCCGTAGAGCCATACGAACCACGAATCCGGGTCGTGGTTCTTCCCCCCACCGCAGACTGCAAGGATGGAACCGAGAATGTCACCGGACAGTTCGTCGGTCGCAGACTGGATGAGGGTCGTCATGTCGGGGTCGTTCAGGTGCGACCACAACGACCCGGCTTTGGTCGATGAGACCGTCTTCCCGAAGCCACGCGGCAGGAGGGAGATCAGGTTGTACTGCTCGGGGATGCCAGCGAGGGCATGAGCCTTCCACTGGAGCAGGTGAGTCTGGAGCCATGTGGTGTACGGGATGTGGAGCGGCTCGTACAGCCACTGGGGCTCTGCGGGATGCGACGCGAGGTAGTGCTCCGCGCCCCATGCGTGGCGGAGGAAGTGCCACAGGGAGTGCGGGTGCGTCGACCGCATGGGGTTTACATGCCACGCTTCCGGCGCGCAGATTGCCCGCCAGAGGACCCTCTCGGCTTCCATGTCCCAGTCTTGACGAAGCGCAGAAACTTGAGCCACTGGAACCTCCCTCGGCTGATGACGCCGTGCTCGAACGCTATCTCGGGCGTGAGGAGCACCATGTCCGGCTTCGCGCCGTTCTGGTAGATGTCTTCGAGGTGGTTGGTGAGTTCGCGCTCCCAGAGGGTGCGGACCGTGGGCATCTCACCGATGGTGAAGCCGAGGCGATGGAGTTCGTCGCCGTTGAGGAGCGCGCCGTGTTCGCCGTCGTCCGTGACGATGCCACGGGCTTCCATCTCGCCCGCGATGCGGAGGCGCTCCTTGCGGCGGTACTCGTCCCAGTACTTCATGGTCGCTTCGGCGTCGGAGGCGTCGGGGACGTCCGACTTGGCCTTGCGCTGTTGCAGGCGCGTGGAGATCAGCGCCGGCATGTCGTACTCACGGGGGTCGAGGCCCATGTCAGGCTCCTTTCGGAGGAGTGGGGATCACGCCACGGGTGGCGGAGAAGTCACGAGGGTCGACGCGGTTCGCGAAGACTGAGTGGGCGCGGGCCTGCCGCGACATGCGCTCGGCGTACATGATCTCGGACTCGGACGCGGTCGGGTTCTCGGCGGCATACACCTTGCCACCTTCCTTGCCCGCTGTGTCACAGGTGCCACACCATGGGGCGGCGAACTCGGACATCGGCTTCGGCGCACCGCAGATCTGACAGGTTGAGGAGAGAGGCATCAGAGGTTCTCCCAGATGTTGAGGAACTCGGGCTTGAACACGGCGATCCCGGCGTGCAGGACGCGGGCCGCACCGAGGCGATCGGTGTCGGTCATGTTGTACCGGGCGATCGTGGTGTTGATGCGGGTGACCCATGAGATGACGAACGCGAGGTTGTCCGAGTTGTCCTTGCCGAGGAGCATGGACTCGAACCAGCCGGGGAGCGGGCGGGACGGGATCTCGAAGATCGCGTAGGCCGGGTCGCTCTTCTGCTTGATGAAGGACTCGTCGTTCATGGTCTTCTCGTTCCAGTCGCCCGACATCCACGGGGCGATGAGGCCGAGGTACCGCTTCATGTTGGTCTTGGTGTTCAGCATGTTGGCTCCTGTACACGGGTGGTGAAGGTCCCGTCTGGGTTGGTCAGTTTCTCGATGACAGGCGTCCAGAGGAACGCCTCGAAGAGCGAGCCTTCAGGCTGCGCCCATTTCTCGGGATCGGCAACGCGCCGGAAGAGTTCGCGCCGACCAGCCTCCTTCAGGAGGTTGAGCATGACCTGCGGTTCGGTTGCCTCGTAGAGGAGTTGGTCTGAGACCATCCATGCAACGCCGAAGCAGAACTTCTCATCGGGTGTCCGGTTCTCGCGTGTCCGTGGGTCTGAGGGCTCGGCGATCCATGTGTACCAGATGAAGTCGGCGGGCGGGGAGAACTCACGAAAGACGGGAGGGCGAAACCAACTACTCGTGTCCATCAGACGGTCCTTTCGCGCCCGTGTCGGGCACGCGGTCCAGCGCGCGGGTGATCCATGGCTGGTCGAGCCCGAAGTCGTTTGCGGGCACGAAGGGGAGATCCTTGTCGCGTTCCCTCGCTGCGATGCGGACAAGGCGGTGAATGCGGGCATCGTCGGCGTGCTCGACCACGAGCATGCGGATGTTGAGCGGGTTCGTGTACCAGTAGATGCGGGCGGGTTCGCACCAGCAGTCCACCGAGTCACGGTGACCGCTGTCGGCGAGGCAGATGTGGACTTCGTTGCGTCGTTCCATCTTCATCCGGCCTCCTTGTCGGAGTCGATGAGCTTCGCGTTGATCGCCTCGGTCCACAAGGACACGCGCTTCGGTGACTTGCGGATGTAGGCGACCATGTGTGCGTCCATGGCGAGCGCGAGGACCTCGTCGAGATCGTCCTTGAAGCGCCCGAGCGACATGGGGTAGACCATGACGTGGAGCAGTTCGTGGACGACCGTGCCAATGTGGTCGACGTTGCCCGTCTGCTGGTTCGCATCGACCTTGATCTTGATGTCGGTCGGCGGGAAGATCTCGTTCCAGAGGTTGTGCCCCTGTTGCGCGGTCATGTGCTGGTAGGTGAGCGTGACTTCAGGGTGCCGGAGAAGCTCCAGCATCACCCGGTGTAGCGACTGCGTTGACAGCGGATACGAGCCCTTCATCGGGGAGGCCACGACATGCGGCTCGGGATGTCCATCGGGACACCGTCCACGATGTGGCGTGCTCGGCGCGCTGTGTACTCGCGCGCGCTGATGAACTCGATGTCAGGCCCCTGCGGTGGGGCGTCCTTCAGTTGCTGGAAGAACCGGTCCAGCGTCTCCGGTGTGAGCTTGGCTTCCATCGGCTTCCTCCCTCGCTTCGAGGCGGGATGAGAGAGCCCTGACGACGTCGGCGGCCGGGTAGGAGGCGAAGAGCACCTCGACTACGAAGTCGACATCGGCGATCGACGAGGTCAGGTCCTTGTAGCGGTCGAAGGCCATGGCGCGCGTGAGGGGCGGGCCGGGGCCGAGGTCACGGATCTTGACGGCATCGCGGAGCTTGCCCCACTGGACGGAGGCGCTCATGCGCGTGTCGGCGTGGAGCTTGGGGTCGAAAGCGAAGCGGATGCACTGCTTGAGCATGCGCTTCTGGACTTCGTCGTCGTCGAGGTCTTCGAGGAGCGACATGTCAGCGAGCGCCATCATGGCGTCATGGTCGAGCATCCCCGAGGGCGGGGCCGGCTCGGCCGGCGTGGCGTCGGGCAGGACGGAGGCCGCCTTGCGCGAGGGCGCGAGCTTGCCCTCCTCGACGAGCCCCTTGCGCGCGATGGCGATGAGGGCGACCGAACAACCAGTGCCGGCTGCCTGCTGCTCCTTCGACTCGTCGGGGTGCGCGAGGATGTAGAGCCGGGCCTTCTGGAGCTTCGTCTGAGGGGCCACAGGAACTCCTTGCAAAGGTTTGACGTTAGATACGTCCGAGTATATGGGCGGGACAGGGGCTGCCCACAATGTCGTAACATTCGGGCGGGTCACTGGGGGCCCTTGCTGGCACGCATCTTGCTTGGGCAAGGACCATGCCACGCTGCTGGCACGCTCTATGCGTAGAGCAAGGCTCGTGCCACAGGTCGGTGGGTAACTCTAGTGTACCACGTTCCACCCTGCAACGCCCCCGCATGCGCCACGAAGCGTGTTATCACACGGAATGAGCCCGGCGGGCGGGGCGCGGGATGCCGGTGTGTCCATCCTGACACGGCCAGTTTCTAGCCGCTCCTCCCTCGATGGCCCTGTCCGGGCAGAAGTGCCCTAACCCCATGGCGCACAAGCACTTAGACCATTCGCTCCCAGACGCTCTAGGATGCCCCACAATCGCGTCGGCCCCCCTCCGAGGATGGCCGCACAGGGATTTACCTAAGTCGTTGTCGCCCATGCACTTACGCGATTCACCCCGTCTGGCGCTCGCCCGTCTGCGGGCATCCTAGGAGGCCGAGAACGCCCTCTCATTGACAACGCCTACACAAAAGCGTTTCACTCTGCACCACTGTGGCAACTTTGACACATGGACGCGCGAAACGCGTCGGGCGTTCTGCCCCGAAACATGTTGCGCTTTGCCCCAATCTGTGAGATGCTCCTCCTGTAAGTCGTTGTGCTGCAACGCGACAATCGTGGCACACGGATTGCACTGTTCCATGGTGGTAGCACGGTCGCCGGTCCGAAACCGGCGCGCGACACCGGAACGCACCGGCAGCCTGCCCTGATAACCGTATCTCGGTGGATGGCGAGCCGGCCGGCCCCGCGAGGGGCAGCCCAACGGCCACACGGTGGAGCGACAGGGGAATAGGATGCACGCACAAGGCCCGCAGCACGCGAGCCCAACGCGGCCCCCACGGTCATATATGATGGACGCCGGCACACGCGAGCGGTCGCGGTGACGGGCAGCGCACGCAGTGCCACCACCTAACAGAGCCCTACGGGGACGGTGAAGTCGAGGGTGTCAAGCGTGCGACAATGCCCCGAGCGAAGCGCCAGACTGTAAGGCGTCCAGACTGTAGCACCCTGCTACGCTTCACCCTGCACTTACATCCCGGCCACCGCACGAACCAACGGCAACGCGAGCAGCGCGAGGGAAGCCCCGCGAGCCTGCACCGCCGCCACCTCGTGCGGGGCCGGAGTGTAAGCGCAACAGTGTATCTTAAGAACCTACTACAACACCTGTGTGAGAGTCCCACCCCGTTACGGCGGGGGGTGGGCCCCCTCACGACGGTGTAAGGGGTGGGGGCCACAATGTGTAAGCCCCGCATGGCACCCCCTCTAGCTCTGTACCAGAACGCCGCCCTTCAACCAGAATCGCGTCGCACCCCTCACCACGCACAATCGCACCCCTTCCAATGCGGAGGCTCCATGTTCAAGCACCTGAAGCGCGCCACCCTCGTCGAGTGTGAGTCCAACGACGCGGCCGGAAACGACCTGTACCTCATCGCCGTCTGGGCCGATGACGCCGAGCGGCAGTCCGCCACCGTGTGGTGCGCCGAAGTCTTCCGCAACGGCGGCTCCATCGTCCGCTGTTGGCACCCGACGCGCTCCAAGGCCGTCGCGTGGGCCAAGAGCGAAGTCGAGGCCGACATCCGCGCGGCGGTGCTCCGATGACCTGCCGCGACCCGCTGCAACGGTTCACCGTCGAATGGCGCTCGGTCGCGACCGGCCGCTGGCGCATCGAACACGGTTTCTGGACCCGCGAAGCCGCCCAAGCGTTCCACGACCGCATCGTCGCCCACTGGGGCAGCATGTACCAGTGGCGCGTCCACGAGCGCAAGCCGCGCCCCTCACGCACTGTAGGAGCCTGACATGCCGCGCACCACGTTCCCCCTCGCTGCTTCACTGAAGCCCGGCGACCTCGTCGCCACGTTCGACTCGGCCGACTCTCGCATCGAGGCCCTGCTCTGGCTCGAAACGCGCGCCTCGCACCGCATCCGCGTCAACCTCGACATCCTGACCATCGCGACCATCCGCGTCGACGAGCACCGCACCCTGACGTCCATCCGCATCGGAGGCACCCTGTGAAGCACACTTCAATCATCGCGCTGCACCTGCCCGAGCACCGCATCCTGTACACCGGCCTGTCGCGCTCCGCTGCACGCGCTGCGACCACGAAGGCCCGCATCGCCGGCCACGACGTCATCTCCGCTGCCGCGCCCGTCACGGGCTCCAAGCGGACCCTGTGGCACTACACCGTCATCGCGACGGGCGAGGCCGTCTGATGACGCGCACCGGAACCTACCGCGCGCTGTATCTGTTCGCGGTCGCGGCTGACGCCTACGCGTTCGCCAAGCAGCTTCAGGAGGGCGTCGTCGCCTCATTCGGCGAGGGCGACGACCAGTGGGAAGGCCTCGACGTCTGCGACGCTGGTGCGACCATCACGGTCCACACGCGTGAAGAGCGCGACCCCACGAAGCGCCACGGCCTCGTCAGCGTCGAGGCTCGCATCCCCATCGCCCACGTTCCCACCGACTACTGGTTCTCGCCCACCACGGACGACAACCTCATGACGGTCGACGAGCAAGGCAAGTCCACGCACGGCGAGCCCGTGAAGTGGGGCCTGCTCCGCAACGCGTCCACACTGCCCACGCCGGGAGGGAAGTCATGAGCCTGAAACGCTTCTGGGTGTACGCCACGGTGAACGGTGTCACGCACGTCCGCTTCGTGGACGAGCGGCACCTCGACGAGACGCTGACGGCCTTCGCCAACACGTTCGCGACCGAGCCCTACACGGTCGAGCGGAGGGCTGCATGAGAAACATGACCGTTCACGTCGACGGCGACCGCCGGCCCGGTGCCTTGGTGGTGACCGAAACGTACTATGTCGGCAAGGTCCATGCGCCACTCGCGACGCAGCTTCCGGGCGTCACCGTGCTCGACGCGGCGAAGGATACTCGCTGGTTCCCCGACGCCGCGCTCGCGCTCGCGTGGGCACGCACCATGACGCGCGCCAAGGCCGGCACCGCGAACATCGCGGTCACGCAGATGGTCTGGGAGGACGCCGCGTGACGCTGCTCCGCATACTCGTTATCGTCGCCATCACACTGCCCTACTGGGTGGTGCTCTTCGGCCGCGTCATCGGTCCATGGTTCACCACGCCTCAGCCACCCGTACGCCGCAAGCGAGGGCACAAGTGATACTCGTCCACGTCGTAGTCGAAACGTCAGCGTGCTCCTTCGCTGAGTACTCGGTCCACGCCAACAACCGCTCGCGGCACGCCCTGTCGGGTGCCATCCGCAACGCCTTCCGCAAGTACCCCAACGCACGCTCGGTCGAGGCAGAGTTCGCCGACGAGCGCGACTCGCGTCTCACGCTCACGCGCGCCAACACGCTGCGCGCTCAGGAGGCATGATGTTCAAGCTGACCGACTTCACCATCGAACGTGCGGGCAAGAACTATGCGGTGTACCTCGCCGCACAGGCGTCGAACGGGCCCATCGCCACGCTGCCCACCGTCGAGGAGTGCGCCCGGTTCGTGCGTGCCCTCGTGGACGAGAGGCTCTGATGCCCACCTTCAAGTGGCACCACATCGCGACGGGCAAGTCCATCACGCTCGTCTGCACGCTCACGAACGGCAAGGTCTGCGTGCGTGACGAGGATGGGAACCGTCTGTACCTGAGCAAGTCCGACCTTGCGGCCGAGTACAAGGCCGCCACGCTTCACTGGCAGGGGAGGTAGCACATGAGCAGCGGCGGGTACCAAGGCGCGCTCGAAGCAGCAGGCGCGACCGTCCACACGTTCGATTCATTCGGCGACTATCAAGGCTCGTGGCTCGCCAAGGTCACCTTCAACGGCGTGACCGGTTGGGTGAGCGGCAGCTACGGCTCCTGCTCGGGCTGCGATGCGTTCGAGGCCGAGATGGGCTACGAGCCCTACGACGACTCGCCCGACTACGCGGCCGAAAAGGCCGAGTGGGACGCCAAGCTCAAGCGTTTCGGCGCGAGCTACCTGCACGCCATCGCATCGCACGAGGAGATGGTCGCCGAGGCTCAGGCCGTTGTCGACCGCCACAAGCGCGACGACTGGCACGACGAGGACGATGACGAGCGCCTCAAGTTCCTGAAGGAGAACGCATGACCACCTACACGTTCACCACCACCGCGACGGTCACCGTCACGGTCACATCGAACCACGAGGAGGACGCGGCCTTTGAGGCTGCCGAGCTTCTGGCCCTCGCACGCATCACGAGCGACGACAGCGCGGTCACCATCGAGGTGCCCGACACGCCCAACATCTCACTGGTGGATGTCTCACCCGAGGAGCGCGACTGATGGCAAAGCTCTTGCGGTTCGAGGTCACGGTCGAGCGCACCGAGACGACCGAGTACAAGCACATCGTGCTGGCCTACACGGAAGAGCAGGCCGAGCGTGTCGCGCTCAACGGCGGATACGAGGGCAGGACGACGGGCCCCCGCTTCGTCGACGAAGACGAAGAGGGCGAGTACATGGACGGCGACTCTGAGGTCAAGGACGTGACGCTCATCGAACTGAATGGCGACCACGAGGTGAGCCCCATCGGCCGGGGCGACATCACCACCTGCGCGCTTTGCGGCGAGCCCGTCAGGTGGACAGGCACCGACCGCACCGAAACGACACCCCTCATCCCCGGACCTTGGGTCCACGTCAACACACAGGAGGCTACCAAGTGAGCACGAACCTGATGCAAGCGAACCGCCAGTGGGCCGAGCGCCCGGCCGACGAACGCTTCACCACCCTGTCCGATATGCACACGGCCATCGCGAAGCGCGACGGCGCGTCGACCGACGGCAAGGTGCAGATGTCCCGCACCGCGCTCCACGTCAACGGCGACATCACGCTCGTGGGCGAGCAGCGCAACGCCAAGTTCACCCACTGGTCGGCCGGCCAGATGCTGTCCAAGCTCGGCGTGCCTCGTGACCTGCTCGCGAAGCTCAGCCCCGAGGTCGCGACGAGCGTCCTGATGGACCGGCTGCCTGCGGCAATCCGCGAGGGAACCATCGACTCGCGCCAGCGCATGCTGCTTCAGTCCGAGAGTCACGACATGAACGTCATCCGTGCGTTCCACGGCTCGCGCTACGAGCGGCTGTGGGACAAGCAGGTCACCGGGATGCTGATGGAGTACCTGCCTCCGGGCTGGCGCAATCCGGTCGCCT